AGAATGGTTTCTAACAAGAATGAAGAAGGTAGTTCATTCTTGACTGATGAAGAAAAAGAATCTTTGCTTAATCAAATTAAGGATATAGGCGAGAGTCAAGAATCATTGGAAGTAAAAGAGAGACCAATAGATGAATCCAAGAAAAACGATACTTAATGGAAAAGAATACGAAATCGTATCAGCTGAAGTTGTTGACGTAGATTTTTCTGGTTCTGATAGAGAAAAGTTATACAGTGTAATTTGTAAAATATTAGGTGCGCAAGGTTCTCAGGGTTCGTATAATCTAATACAGGCTCGTGCTCTTGATGCAAACATAAAAAACATACCTATCATTGGTGAGGTAGTTATGTTACTAAAAGGACCAACCGCATACAATAGTTATGTTGGAACTGGTCAAGAATACTACTACACCAACCCCGTTTCAATTCAGAGTTCAGTCCACCACAACGGACTTCCTGGTGTATCTGATGTTGCTGAATCACAAACACCAAATAATCCCCAAAAGAGACAGAATTCACAGGACGGTATTCCTTCCAAGAATACCAATAATCAGAGTCAAAGAACAATAGACCCAGCCTTCCCAGAAAGAACGGATGTATATCCATTACAGTTTTACTCTGGTGATATTATACTTGAAGGTAGATGGGGACAATCTATACGATTTAGTTCTACGTTAGATGAAAGAAGGGATTATCCAGTTCCAAGTTATTGGAAAAAAGGATTGAGTGATGTTGGTAATCCCATATTGGTTATATCAAACGGATCTAATACTACAAACAAAAAATACAATGAGTTTACGCAAGAAAATCCAGATACGGATGATGCATCTATTTGGATGGCTTCTGGTCAAGAGGTAAAGTTTACACCAGCATCTTCTTATACTCCATCAATAAAAGACAAGAATGTTGACCTGTTTAACAAGAATAAGTTTGGTGGTAATCAAGTAATACTTGCATCCGATCGAATAATTTTCAACGCAAGAAAACAAGAATTGATAGCTTTTTCAAAAGAGGGAATCGGCCTCTCTTCTGAAAAGGCTATTTCTCTTGATGGTAAACAAGTTGTAGAAACCGAATCAAAGAGAATAAATCTTGGTCTGAATGCTAAGTCTCCTGTATTGCTTGGAGACAGATCAATGGACTGGTTAAATGAACTATGTGATCTTCTATCCAGATTATTGACAACACTTACAGTAACAACCGTTCCAACTGGTGTTGGTCCATCTGGACCACCAATAACAACTCCTGAATTTATCAATATAAATTCCGAGTTGAAACTATTACAACTTAAAATAGAAAAACTCCAATCGAGACTTGCATTTGTTAATGAGTTTAGTGCAGGTCCAACCGATGATGCCAAAGCTAAAGAGTCAGAAAGAGAACAAAAACAAGAAAAACGAGATGCCGGTGAAGAACCACCAAGACAAAAATCATCACCAGATGAAACTGCATTAACACCAAGAGACACAAGAACTGGAACCGAGTGGCAAGGATTTGCATTGTGGGATCCAAATCAACAAACCGTATATGGTGTTAGAGATAAAGATGCAACAACTTGGTTCTATGATAGTGCATGGAAAAAATACTTAACTGATATGAGTAAGTTTAATCCACCTGCAAACTATGAAACAAATAAAGACACAACATTTGATAGTGATCTTATGTCAGCTGTTGTGAATAAAGATACGGGATCAATAAGCAATAAGACACAATCGATCTCAGAACAAAGTGATGTAACAGATGACCTTGATTAACAACCCCATAATTGAGAATAAAAATGTCAGTAACTAATAACAATCAAACCAAACAAAGTTTATCCGTGGTAAGTCCACCAGACGATCGTGTAGATAACTTTGAAGATTTGATAGCTCCATCAACGGGTGAGGAAGAAATATTTACTGGAACAGTTCGATCTATTGGTAGCTCAACAGAACTCTTCATCAGTTCTCGTGGTGTGAATAACACGATTGATAAAAATCCTGGAAGAAAAAAAGGTGGTGTAAATCAACAAAGTGGACCCCCCGATGTTCAGTTGGATGCAAAAGAAAGAGCTGCTGCAATTAGTAGATCATATACTTCTCAACAGTTGATAGACAGAATACAAAGTATGCCAAACAATATGCTTCCAAAGTATATTAGAGATAGAGCAGACATTATAGTCAACAACTTCAAAATAAACACAAGAGAAAAGGTTGCGATATTTTTTGGTCAAATTGCTAGTGAGTCACTTCGTGGCTTTTCAGAATACGTCTATTATAGTCGTGATGGTATATTACGTGTAAAGAATAAGTTTTCAAACTACAAGACCGGTGATGAAGATAAGTTTTCATATAGTGATAACAACACTCAGTTTAGCTACGGTGTTGAAGTTCCACCTTGGAACAATAACGGATTTTTTGATTCATATTATGGTGGTAGAACAACACCTAGAAATGAATTGGGTAATAAGTTCAATAGAAAGTCTGAAGCAACAGGTGGACCAAAAAATATTTCATCGGATGTACCGAGAGATAAATCTATCATAAACCCTGGACATTACTCTGGAAGTCCAGATGGATACGCATATAGAGGACATGGGTCAATACAAATAACAGGAAAAACTCAATATGAGGCAATGAATCAATACTTTGGTAAAGATGGTAAATTTGTTAAGACCTCAGTAGACTTTGTAAAAGAACCGTGGAGAGCATCAGAAGAACAATATGCAATATTCACTGCACTAATGTGGTGGGAAAACCACAGAGGTGTAAATTCAAGAAATGAAGTAAGTCGTGCTGTTGTTAAAGAGGTAACAAAGGCGGTCTCAAACAGTTATGATACTTATGAACAAAGATACACGAACACTGAAAGATACTACAATTATTTGTTGGGTGGTACACCTGTTGTATCTGATTCTGAACCAGAATGGATAACTATTGCAAAAGGTGAGGTTGGTGTAAAGGAAATACCAGGACCTAACCACAGTCCTGATGTATTAAAGTATCTTAAAAGTGCAAGTGGTGTAACAAATGATGAAATTGGATGGTGTTCTGCATTTGTAAACTGGACGATACAGGAAGCAGGATATGATGGAACACGGAGTCTTGCAGCTAGATCTTGGGTAACATGGTCAGAATCATCTAGTACAAAACCAAGATATGGTGCAATAACAGTCTTATGGAGAGGAACGCCAAATAGTCCAAACGGCCACGTTGGTTTTTTACTAGAATGGGATGACAAATACGTCTGGTTACTTGGTGGAAATCAAAGTAACTCTGTAAAAATTTCTAAATATCCCAGAAGTAAAGTTCTTGATTTCAGATGGCCAAATGACGTTCCTTAACGTGATATTGGATAACTTACTATTTATAAACATAAAAACAAAACAAAGGATGCAGAAATGGATACAAAAAAGTTTTTGAAAGAAATACGTTCTATTATTCGAGAAGAAATAGAATATGCGTTAGAAAAAAGACTAACGGACAAGAAACAAAAACCGGTTAGTGAAACTATTAATCATGGAATAAATCTTTATAAGCAAGTTTCAAAAAAACCATCTCCAAAAACAACATCTTCAACTGGAAAAATGAACAGTATCCAAGACTTGTTGAATGAAACTAGAATGTCTATGCAAGCTGCTATGGATGAAGATCATGGCGAATATCGTGAGATGCGGTTTGATTCAAACTCTTTGAATTCATTTGCATCTATGTATGATGATCGTCATATTGATACAACCCCAGCCGGTGTTGATCCAAATGAAGTTGCGCCCGAAGTCCATCAAGCACTAACACGAGACTACTCTGCTTTGATGGCTAAAATCAACGAAAAGACGGGGAGATAAGAATTGGCAAGATACAGAAGAAAAAGTATCGTAATTAACGAACCAAGTTCTTCAATAAACTTCTATACGAAGCCAATTGGAGTCACCATTCCTTTTAATAACCCTAATGGTGTATTCTTTCAGAGTTTTACAAATAGGGTTCAAGTATTTTCTAATATAAAGAATCTACTTTTAACTGCGAAGGGTGAACGATATATGTTGCCAGATTTTGGAACAGAACTAAGATTCATTCTATTCGATAATATTACCGACGAGTCTCAATTTATAGATGCGATTAGGGGAGAGATCATCAGTGCGATAAATACTTGGATACCATATGTTGGGATAACACGACTGGATGTTAATCTTAATATGTCAGAAGATGGTAGAGTAGATGACCCCACTCATGCGGTTGGTATATTCTTAGAATTAAAGATAACAGGAACAAACATATATTTGCCCATTCAGATATTTATATCAGATACGGGTGATTTGAGAATTCAAGAGGCACAAAACTAATGGCTGATCTAGTAAAAAAAGATATACGGTATTTGTCAAGAGATTTTCCTTCTTTAAAGCAGAATCTAATTGACTTTGCAAAGAACTATTTTCCTGACACATATCAAGACTTTAATGAGTCATCTCCTGGAATGATGTTCTTGGAAATGGCTGCATATGTTGGTGACGTATTATCTTACTACACGGATGTCAGTCTTCAAGAGTCTCTTATACTACAAGCATCAGAACGTCAAAATATTTTGAACATTGCACAGTCTCTTGGATACAATCCAAAGACAAATATTGCTTCAAATGTAACACTTGACGTATTTCAAATAGTTCCATCTATTGGTAGTGGAACAAACAATAGACCAGATTTTTCTTATGCTTTTGCGATAGAGCAGGGGATGGTGGTTGCTTCCGATAACAGAAATATTACAACAGAGTTTAGAACAATCGATTATGTTGATTTTAAGTTTAGTAGTAGTGTTGAACCTACCGAAGTTTCTGTTTTTGAAGTAGATAACATTACAAATGAACCAACATTTTATCTGTTAAAAAAGCAAGTTAAAGCAGTTTCTGGTGAAATAAGAACAAAGACATATTCTTTTGGTGATCCAAAACCTTACGATAAGATTGAATTGGAAGATTCTAACATCATAGAAATATTGTATGGTATAGATTCTGATGGAAACAAATGGTATCATGTTCCATATCTTGCACAAGATACAATCTTTGAACCGACTCCGAATATATCAAGAAATGATAGAGAATTGTCTGTTTATAGAGAAGAAACCCCTTATCTATTGAAGTTAAGAAAAGTTTCAAGAAGATTTATAACAAAGCAACTCGATAATGGTAAGGTAGAAATTCAATTTGGTGCTGGTGTATCTAATTTAGACGATGAGATACTAATACCAAATCCAGACTTGGTTGGAACTTCACTAATAGGAATAGAATCGGCTGCATCTTTGGATATTGATCCTTCAAACTTCCTATATACCAAAACATACGGACTTGCTCCAAACAATACAGAAATAACTTTGTATTACACCGTCGGTGGTGGTATTAAAGACAATGTTCCAAGTGAAACAATAACCAGAGTAAAGTCTCGTTCTATTTTATTAGATGAGACAGCACTGGATACTACTTTGTATAGACAATCACTTGGCAGTCTCGCAGTAACTAATCCAGAACCTGCATCTGGTGCAAAGCAGGGTGAAACGGTGGATGAAATTCGTCAAAATGCTCTTGCTTATTTTGCTTCACAAAACCGTGCGGTAACCAAAGAAGACTATATCATACGAACATACAGTCTTCCACAAAAATACGGTGCAGTTGCAAAAGCATATATAACAAAAGATGATCAACTGACGGAAGAGTCGATATACAATTCAGACAGAATAACAAATCAGCTTGCATTAAATCTGTATGTATTAGGATATGACGCTCTCGGAAAATTAACTAGAATAAACAACGCAACGAAAGAAAATCTAAAAGAGTATCTTGGATACCACAGAATGTTGACGGATGCTATAAACATCAAAGATGCGTTCATCATCAACATTGGTATAGATTTTGAAATCATAACACTTCCAGATCAAAATGGAAATCAAGTCATTCTAAGATGTATTGATAGATTAAAACAATACTTTGACATAAAGAGATGGCAGATAAATCAACCTATTGTGATCAGTAATATTTTTACAGAGCTTGATAAAGTAGAAGGTGTTCAGACTGTTGTTGATGTAAAGATCAAAAACTTGAACGATGTTGATGCTGGTTATTATCCAAATGCATATGACATTGAAAAGGCAACAAAGGATGGGATAATTTTTCCATCACTCGATCCATCTATATTTGAAGTTCGTTACCCAAACAATGACATTATTGGTAGAGTGAGGGCATTCGGATGATAAGAACAATATACGCACAAAGAGATGCAACCATTTACGAAAAAACCGAGTCTCTAAATACTGGCATAGATCAAATATTAGAGTTATCACACGAATCTCCAAATTCTTCATCGAGATGCAACAGTAGAATCTTGATGAAGTTTGATGTATCCGGTGTTGAAAGTGATATTACTGCCGGAAAAATATCATCAACTGCAAAGTATTATCTATCATTACGAACCGCAGAGGTTAGAGAAATACCACAAGAGTATGTTATATATGCATATCCTTTAAGTTCATCCTGGACAAATGGAACAGGTAAATACTTTAATAAACCAATAACCACAGATGGTGTATCGTGGAAATATAGAACATCAAAAACTACGGGAGTAGAGTGGGAAATACCTCCGGTTTCTTCTCAATTAACTTGGGATGAAATTTCTGAAACTTGGGTAACTTCATCTCTTATTTTTGGTGACATAAATGCTAATGTAACTTCATCATACTTTACAAATGAAGGCGGCGGCACTTGGTGGAACTATGCAGATTTAGAGTGCACTCAATCTTTCTCCTTTGAATCATCTGATATATACATGGATGTTACTTCCATAATAAACAAATGGACAACTGGATCTGGTAGATTTGAAAATGATGGATTAATTCTGAAATTCAATAATGATATTGAATCTTCTTATGATACAATACGTAATCTAAAGTTTTTTGGAACCGATAGTAATACGATCTACGTTCCTCGTCTTCATATCATTTGGGACGATTCTGTATTTAATACTGGTAGCTTATCTGCTGTATCAAGTGATGATGCAATAATAAATGTTAAGCTAAAGAAGTATTACTCTGAGTCAGAAAAGGCAAAGATACGAATTTATGCAAATCAAAGATACCCACAAAAACAATACACAACACAATCATATTATACTCAAAACTATTATCTACCATCTTCTTCTTACTATGAAATAAGAGATGCACACACAGATGAAATAGTTTTACCTTTCAACACAACCGGATCAAAAATTAGTTGTGATGGAACGAGTAGTTATTTTGATCTGTGGATGGACTCTTTCCAACCAGAAAGATTTTATCGTGTTGTGGTAAAAACTGAAACGGATGGCGGAAATAATGTTCAGATATTTGATAATGAGTATTACTTCAAGGTTACAAGATGAGTGCCCAAATAGATTTAGTAAAGTTTCTATTTTTAGCAGATATTGATCTAGATCAAGCAGAATACATTCTAGACAACTACACTAATTTTACAATGTCAAGTTATGACGAATTCTTTGAGTTCTTCAAAAGCAATGGTATTGTATTAAAAAGAGTAAAACAAAGAACAACGGATGATAGATTAGAGTTGATAGAAAAGTTCAAGGCGTTTAGACGAACCTATGAATACGAGATCATAAAGAAATATGTTAGTGAGGAGAAAAAACTAGAACTTCTTCTAACATCAAGAGACCCGTTGGTAATAAAGAATGCACTGGATACTATACGTCAAAAACCGTATGAAAATTTAAACACGTTTGATTATTACGTGATAAAAAAGATACTTACTGGAAGTGAGAACGGTGTATTACCATCCGAAAAATTGAAGACTCTTTTGGAAGAGATTATAACCGTAAATGATGACATCTTTCCAGAGGACGCTGAGTTAGTAAGAGATGAGAACGGTAGAATAACATCTTTCCAAAACATATTCAGAAATAGTGGAACAATACTTGTTCCTATGATATATGAGAAATTTGTTACAAAAAGATTTAACTATGTTCTTGATAAAACCTTCCAAGTTTTGGCAGACGCCGTAACTGCGGAAAGAAACATACTGAAAAAACTAACAGAAATACTATCAGACCCAAATTCGCAGTTAGAATTGGAACAGTTTCTTTCAGACATAACTAATCTGATCAGAGAAGACGAAAATACAGTTGCTGGTTTAGAGGCAAAGGTTGCCAGGTTAGAGCAGATTATAGAAGCAAAACAACAACTTATCGAGTCTATGGTTGATAGTGAAATCCAAAATGAAGCATTCATTGACGCAATAGCAACAGACAATATTCAGAAGGACAGTGAAATAGAAACCAAAGATTCTGCGATTGCTACTCTAAATGAAACAATTGATGAAACATTAACAGAACTACAACAGAGTGTATCAAGTCAAATAAACACAGTAACTGCTGCAATTGATACATTATCACAAAGTGTTGTTGCTAGTGCAAATTCTGCAAACTCTGCACAAGATCAACAGATTCAAGATTTACAAAATCAATTACAACAACTAAGTGGTCTTCAAGGAACAATAGATGAACTTGAAGAAAGATTAAGTGCACTGGAATAGAATAAAAATCAATGGCAAACTTTGAATACAAAAATATTGATGAAATCTTGTCAACTGCCTTACCTGTAAGGGGTAATAGGGTAAATCTTGATGACAATAGACTTTTAGAAAAAGTATCTGATGTGTTCCAGCCAGAACCACCAGATACAAAGTCTAACAACTTTGAATTTCATACATTCTTAACTAACGGTGCATACGTATCGACCATTTATAATATCCAATCTTGGAAGATAAATGGTGATAACATGGTTTTGGATATACACCGAGATATGCGCAGAGCAAATAATCTTCCCGGTGTTTACAAGGTAGTCTACAACTTTTTACAGAATGTTGTTGGTGGATTTGATACATCTGTAAAACTGTTCATATCAGACATATCTATCGATAGAAGAGAGTTAAAGTTATCTCTATTAAATGAAGACTCGGTAGAAGGAAAAAACCAGTTAAAGAACTTTGTTCTATCTTATCTAAGACCTTCCGAAGTAATCGAGAACTATGTTCTCAACTTTGGTGAAAACAAAATATCAAACATAATAAACGTAACCTCTGAGGGTAGTCCAAATAGCTTATATGTTAAGCTATATGAACCACTTCCAGCAGATTTAGATTTATTCTTTGAGTGTTGGATCGCCAAAGAATACATGAGGCCGTATATTGAGACGGTAAACTATATTGGTGAAGAAATTGACCCTGAGCTATTTGAATTAAAAGGTCCTAACTTTGAAGTTGACTATGATTATTGGATAACAACAGAAACAGAATACAAGTCTTGGAATGATATTCTATCTTCAAATGTCCAAACATCACAGGAAATACTTGATAGATACATTTCATCTAGCAACCTTCCGGTACAGTTAAATGTAAACTATAGAGAGTTTGAAAACTTTATCTTCTACTCATCCGCAGAAGATAGATTATACAACTTCTTCTATAAGATGCAATTGATTGAGACATATAACGGTCAAATATCTACATTGCAAACATACACTGGTTCAACGGATACCAACATTTTAAAAGTAACTGGTTTAAGAGATAAGTTAATAAGTGGTTTTGATAACTTTGAAAAGTGGATGTATTATGAGACAACATCCAGTAATTATTACACGAGTCAAACGGGATCAACGGTTACACCTTATCCCAAGTTTGAAGTAACTGGTAGTGATTATAACATAGCAACAAAAGAAGGCAAGTATAAGTTTTATCCGGCAACTTCATCGCAAGTAGAAACTTGGTATGATAATCTGATTATTAGTGCATCTAATTATGACCTAAAAAATTATAACTCATTAAACAAGGCCATTCCAGATCATATTAGAGATGATGCAGACAACGAACAATTTACAACCTTTGTAAATATGATAGGTCAGCACTTCGATATTATGTATGTTTATACCGATCACATAATAAAGAAGAACCTTAGAGAAGAGCATCCAAAAGACGGTATGTCTCAAGATCTCATTTTTGAAGTTGCTAGAAACTTAGGTTGGACATTAACTAGTGGAACACAAGCCAAAGATCTTTGGGAATACGCACTTGGTGTTAGTGGAAGTGG